CCTGGCCATGTCAGTCTCCTACCCCTCCGTCCCTGTCGTGGAGCCCCGACGCGCGCAGAAACGCCTTCCGGTGCGCGCGGGACTCGAGCACGGGGCGGCCCAGGCGGTCGAAGCTCGTGGGCACCCCCTTGTTGCGGTAGAACTCCGTGGCCTCGCCGATCTGGCTGGGATGAACGGCAGCGGCCTCCGACTTCATGGGCCAGTTGCTCGACATGTGGCTGTTCGCGCCCGGGCGCTCCGCCGAGAACGACCGCTGCACGAGGAACCCGTCGATCCGGCCGCAGCCGTTCCGGTCCTGGAACTCCTGCATCTCGTCCACCGACATGACGAGCTCTTCGATCTTGCCACGGCGGGGCCCCTCGAGGAACTGGTAGCAGTACGTCGGCATGTCAGCCTCCGAGCACCTTGAACGCGAGGCCCACGAGCGCCCCGATCACCACCCACCCGAACTTCTCGACGCGGGCCACCTGATCCTTCGTTAGCGCCAGCCCGACGGCCGTGTCCTCGCGCAACTCGAGGAGCCGGTCCACCTTCTTGTGGATCGCCCGCACCTCGTTGACGACGACGGCGTGGCTTTCGCAGGTCCCCTCCGGCGACATCACATGCCCCCCGCTTGCGCCATCATCTTCTCCGGGGACGCGCCGCCGGAGAGAAGCATCTGGATCGTCGCCTGATCCTGCCCCTGCGCCGTCTTCTCGCTGCGGTTCACGCGCTCGTAGGTCCGCGTCGTCGCGGCCGGCTTCGGCGCGCGCCCCGCGGCCCCGTCGCTCACCTGGCCCGGCGATCCGGAGATCGGGGCCTGCGTCGCCGAGAACTTGACCGCGGCCTCGAGCTCCGGCATGTTGAGCGACCGCACGACCTGCCACAAGAACTCGTCGAGCGACACCTGCACGCCCTGCTCCGCGAGCATGGGCATGAGCGGCATGAGCACCTGCTGGAAGACCGTGATGAGCTCCTGCGTGCGCTCCTGCGGGCTGCGCAGACGCATGCTCATTGGCTCGATCGAGCACTCGAAGGCGAGGAAGTCGGCCACTCGGCGGTCGGGCCCGAACTCCACCGTGGCCGACAGGCTCTTGAGCCCCGGCAGGTTCACGCGCTCCTCCACCTGCACGGGCACCGAGAGGATCGGATCCGTCCAGATGTACCACGCGATGTCGCGCATGATCTGCTGCACGCACCCCGTCGTCCGGCGCTGGAGCTCGGCCATCCTCGCGCTCGACCGCTCGGACAGGAGCTTGTCCTGCGTCGCCGTCCCCGACGACGGCCCGAGGCCACCCAGAAGCTCGAGGTTGCCGGCCATCGTCGAGAAGAGCGCCTTCGACTGAATCGCGAAGGCCATGAGGACGTTATTCGGGCCTCCGAAGACGGCCTCTCCGAAGTCCTTGGGGTTGTCAACCTTCACCCAATCGCCGTCGTTCGCCTCCATGACGCGCTTCGCGTCTTCCGTGCTCCCGGGCACGAGGCCGACGGACTTCATCCGCGCGGCCTGGCGCCGGAGCTTCCGGAAGAGCTCGCTCGTCATTTCGTTGAGGTCGAGAAGCGGAGCGACGGGCGGCAGGGGGAACGCGGTGCCTGGAACGTCGGAGAACCAGAGAAGGTGGTACGGGCCGCGGTCGGGCCCCGTCCACTTGGCCTGCCGCAGCACAGTCCTGCGGCCGTTCCCCTGATCCGCGATCGTCAGCAGCGTCTTCTCTCGCGGCAGGTAGATGTCCCAGAGATCGACGCGGGCCTTGAAGAGCTTCGTGCCCATGCCGGACGACGTGTCGGCCACGTCTCCGGCGCGTTCCTCTCCGTTCATCGCCTTGCGGTTCGCGTCGTCCGTGTAGGCCACGAGCTTGTCCACCGCGGCCTCGTCGAAGAGCCCAGACGCGCGGATGTCGTCGATGCGGGCCGAGTAGCGGTCGCCGAAGAAGTCGGCCTCCTCGAGCCTCGTGACGGACATGTCGTGGACCCAATCGTCCAGATCGACCGTCCGCGCGAGGAAGTGGTACTTCGACGTGAGGTCCGCCGACAGCTTCATGATGCCGATGCCGAAGAACGAGTCCACGACGAACCGGCGGGCCAGCGATCCGAAGTCGATGTCCTCGAGGGCGCGGTTCTCGACGCGCTCGAGCTCCAGGGCGTTCGCCCGGAACTCAGGTTGCCGCGACACGATGTTCAGGCGCGGCGTGGCCGACACGAGCGAGGTGGCCATCACCTGAACGTAGAGCTCGAGCATGTTGACCACGGCGTCGCGCCGGCCGGCGTTCTGCCTGCCGTACCGCGAGCCGGCGTACTGCTTGACGGCCAGCGTCCGCGCCTCGCGGAACGGACGCAGCCGGGCGTAGGCGTCGTCCTTCGCCGTGCAGAGGTCGTCGATTTCCCGCTCCGAAAGGAGCCCGTCAGAAATCACTTCGCGCCTCCGGTCGCCGCGCCCTTGAGCGCCTCGAAGTGCTCGCGCGGCATGGCGATCCACCCTCCAATGTCCTGCTTCGTGTCCGTCTTCGTCTCCACGAACTGCCCCGTCACCTCGACGTTCTCCGTGACGATCATCGGGTTCCCGGGGCGAACAATGACGTGCTCCGTCTTGACGATGGGCCCGAGCGTGCAGCCGCTCCCGAGGCAGAGAGTTGCCGCGGCGACCACGAGGAGAAGAGAGCCCCAGAGAACGGAGTCCTCTCGATCACGATCCATGTGCGTCTTCGGGTGCATGGATTCCGAGCTCCCTCAGCAGGCGTTCCCGCTCGCCCTCCACCGGCTTCACACCGGTGTCCATCACAGTGCTCTCCGCAGGCCGGTCGGTGCCGAAGAGCACCTTCCAGATTCTCGCAAGCCCCTCGAGAAGACCGGCCAGCCACACGGCGTCAGCCCTTCAACCGCAGGACCGCAGCCTCGATCGTCGTGGAAACCCACGTCGCCCCGAAGACGCGGAAGAGGTCGATGCCGTGCGCGCGGGCCAGGTCTGCCGCCCGGGTCGTCGCCAGCGTCTTCAGCTTGAGCTTCTCCTCCTCCGTCAGCTTCCCGTCCTTCGCCGCCTCCTTCATCGCGGCGCCGAACTCCTGCCAGACGGCGGCCACGGCCTGCGCGACCGAGACGAGGGCGATCTCCTGCTCCTGCGTCTTCACGACCTTCGACCGGATCGTGGACAGCAGCCGGGCGCCGGCCAGGGCGACGAGGGCGACGACGATCTGCACGCCGATCTCGGCGATCTTCCCGATGAGCTCTTCCGTCACGACCACACCTCCCCGGCCACTTCCGCGGCCTCTCGTTCCCTCAGACGGCGCCGGCGCTCGAAGCACGACGCGGGCGGCTCGGCCGCCTCTTCGCCGCCCTCGACGCCCCGCTGCTTGAGCAGCAGGGCCGCCAGCGCATCGGCGACCACTCGGTCGCCGTGATTTGCCTTCGCACCAGTCGGGTCGAGCGGGGACGAGGCGCCGCTGTGGGCCACCTCCTCCGAGCTCAGGTAGACGTAGCTGCGACACTCCTCGACCGCCGACCGGCTCCAGTTGACGAACCGCCCGACGTGCAGCGCCTCGCGGTACTCGCCCAGCAGGATGAACTTCGACTGCGGCGTCGAGTACCACCCGCGGGAGTCCAGCGCACCGTTCGTCCGGCGCTTCTCCGGCATCCAGACCGCGCCGTAGTCGTGCGCCTCGACCTCGCGCCCGAAGAGCCGCCCGGGGCCGTTCGCCTCCCAGACCAGCGTCGCCTCCGTCTCCCTGCGACCGATCCACCGCCCCATCGCCACCGCCAGGCGGGCCAGCGCCTCCGGCTTCGTCTTCGCCGTGGCGTACTCCCCCACCTTCTCGCCCGTGTTCAGGTCCACGATCGAGAGGCAGGAGTTCGACGCGCCGGTGCCCACCGCCACGTCCACTCCGATCCCGTAGGCGTGGCCGGTCTGCGGGAACCCGCCCGACGCCTCCGGGTTGATCCACAGGTGCAGCGCACCGTCGTCCCGCTCCTCGAAGACGGCGTTGTCGCATCGCTCCGGGTTGAAGACGAGCTCCCCGCGGACGAGGGCCGGCCTGCACCGCTTCGCGATCTCGTCGAGCTCGGACGCGTCGAAGAACGTGGCGCACGAGCCCGAGTAGTCGATGTCGAGCTCCTGAGCGATCAGCGTGGCCGACGGCATGCGCCGGCACTGTTCGTCGTACCACGGCGACCGGGCCTTCCCGTCCGCGTGATAGAGCCCGACCACCTTCTCCGGATGATCCGTCCAGTGCAGCCGGAGCTTCACGATGTCCGGCCGGTTCACCATCATGTGGAAGGCGTTCCCCGTCCCGCGGGGCGTGCTGTTGAAGAAGCGGCACCGCGTGGCGTCCGTCGTGGCGGCCAGCACCTCCATCGCCCCGCGCGGATCGAACGAGGCGAACTCGTCCAGCAGGATCGCCGTGAGACGCCCGCCGCGGCCGATCTCGCCCGTCGTGCTCTCGCCGCCGATCGACGACCCGTTCTCCTGATTCACCAGCGACATGAACGTCCGCTTGTACCGCGGCACCATCCACCCCGGCAGGTTCTCGAGAATCAGGTCGAGCTTCCAGAAGAGGGTCTTCGGGTTGCCCGGCTCATCGACGTACTGCTCCTTGCGCGACGCGATCAGAAAAGCCTGATGTTTGCGGAAAAGCCACGCATGGGCGAAGACGCCGAGGCACATCCACGAGGCGCCCATGTCGCGGGACTTCTCGACCGCCACGTCCCGCTTTGCCAGCGCGTCAAACATCGCCGAGAGCGCGGCGTCCTGGAAGTCGTAGGTGATGAAGGGGATCACGACCTCGGGCTTTCGCGGGTCGTGCGTCCACAGGAAGGTGTTCCACCACCAGAGGGGATCGCGGGCCGCCATGCGGATCGCGTCCCGCCGGATCGCCCGGTCCGTCGCAGCGGCGCGCAGGATCTTCTGGCGGTAGGCCAGGTTCTCCGCGAGGCTCTTCGGGACGGCGAAGCCCATCAGGCGGGCCCTCCCGCACCGACGCCGGCCAGGAGCTCCCCGATCTTCTCCAGCGGGCCCCCGTCATCCTCGATCCGCTCATGCACGTCGAGCTCGGTCTTCGTCGGGATCGACCCGGCGATCTGCCGCTTGTAGAGCTCGTGCAGGAGCCCGGGGTTGTCGAGGATGCACCGCAGCATCTCGCGCGTGCCGCCGGTGAGCTCGAACACCTTGTCGAGACGCTTGCGGAGGGGGAGCTTGTCGAGCTCGCGCCATTCCTCATCCGTCAGGTCTGGGAGCTCGGGCGCGGGGCGCTTGGCGGGAACCTTCGGCGCGGGTGCGGCCACGGGCTGGACGGCCGACGGCTCGTCCTCGTCGTCCACCGGTTCGAGCGGGCCAGGAGCTGGGGCCGCGGGCTTGGCCTCTTCCGGCAGGTACTCGGTCAGCGCCCGCTCAGCGGCCGCCTTCGGGTGGAACCCCGCCTGCTTGAGCTCATCCCTGCGAATGCAGAAGGCAGACCACAGGCCGAGAGCCTGTAGCTTTCCCCTCTTCTCGGCAGAGAGCCCCATGCGCGATCTCCAGCGTTGCCGATAATATACGCCGGAGAATCCTACATGTCAAGGTCAAAATGTTGCGCGCAACAAAAATTGTTGCGCGGCGCAACACGGCCGTCAACGTGCGTTGGTTCCCAATTCTTCCCGATTTGGGAAGATACCTCCAGATTTGGGAAGATACCTCCAGTCAGGCCCTCCGCCCGCGGAACCCCAGGGCGCTGCCGACGAGCAGGTCCGATACCGTCATCCCACGCGTGTCGGCCACCGTTCGCAGCCGATCCGCCTCCGCTTCCGTCACACGCACCGTCAGCACCACAGACCGCCGGCCAGCCTCCGGCTTCCGCGGGCGACTCCTCCAGTCCGCTACCATGTGATGCACCCTCCTCGCCCCACTCGGCATTCTACCACGCCGCCCGGGGCCTGTCCAGCATATTCGTGGGCCACTCCAGGGCCGGGCATGATTGTGGATAACTCGTTTTGCACGATCGCTACATAATCAATTACTTCACATACTTCACAGAGCCATGTGAAGTAATTATTGCGTCACAACCACACTCCTGCACTAGGCTTAGGTGGCGAAATAATTACTTCACTTACTTCACCCCACCCACGCGCGGAGTGTAGGAAAATCCAGCAAAATGGGACGGTAGGTCCGCGAGGGGGGTGAAGT